GTCCCTTTATTACAAGTGTTGATAAATCCAATACACCGCCGAGGTCAACAGAGACTTTGTTTATTGTTTTTCTACCGCAAGCAAATGTACCAAGCGCGCCAATGGTTCTCATCCCATATTTATTTTGATAATTGTATGGGTAGTACTTTGTATTAACATGCCATGTGTTTGCTGTGCCACTGTTCATGTTAGTTATGGTTAAATTCCACGTTTGCGGTTCGCCTTTTTCATTTGGTGTAACTTTAAAATCAAAAGAATATCTTGTGTTTACATCTAACGATATACCTGTGCTCATACCGTTAACGCGCCAATGCCAAGTCTTATTGCTGTAATATCCGCCACCCGACACAAACACTCTCATTCTGCCCTTACTGTCGGTGTTAAAATATATCATGAGCGCGCGTTCAGCATTGAATATGTATGTGTTCCTTGTTATCTGATAAGGTGTAACAAATTCAAAATATACATCACCTAATGGCTTTATCGTGCTTGCCGTGGCGTTGTTAGGCGCATTTGTATCAGAACAAAAACGCACTGTTTTACCCGCTTGCAAGTTCCCTAATGCCCCGTTGGTATCAAGCCCCAACGTTCTCGCCGTTGATGTAATGCCCTTTGTCGTTGTAACGGGCACTACATCACCCGTTACAGTCTCGACTCTCACTGTGGCATTGCCCGTTGTGTATGTTGTTATATCATCATCCGTGTAGTTAGCCTTATAGCCATCATAGAAGTTTATAGAGCTCTTTGACTTTTCGCCGATATAAAACTTTTCGTGGTCATTGTCTCTCATACCGGACGCATACCTATAGCGTTCCCAGTCGGTTAAGAAATTCTCATTGTAAACATAACTGATACTGCCTTCCCATGCATAACCCGAGACAACGTCACAATAGTTATAGTAAGGTAAATCAATATCATAAACCACCTGCAACGGCTCATCAGGCGTCTGGTCATAATACGCTATGGCGCCGTCAGCAAATGTCACTTTATATGCGGGCCTGTTGTCGTGGTCCGTTTTTTCCACGCTTGTAACATCCAACTTTTTGTAAGCGATTCTTGTAGCGCATACGGTGTCAATAGTGACATCAGAGGTTAAGTATGTTACCCCGTTAAATGTAGTATGGCTTACTTTTTTAGAGTCCGTTGCCGTTACAATATCGGAGCCCATGGCAATGCTGTAAAAGGTATCCGCAACATCCGCTGTGACATTGAGCCCTTTAAGTGTCCACCCCGCAGAATTATCGTCATCCACGTTTAATAATGTTGTCAGATAATTAGGCGTTGCAATATCGCCTTCCGTTGATAACTCTTTATAACGTCTGTATGAGTATAGGTTAAATCCTCCTTTATATGTCAATCGCGCTTGTATATCACCAAGCACATCAGCGGGCATTACTAAAGTGTTGAGCAGCCCTAATCTTATTAGTGTCTCATCCCCGTTTTTGACAGGTTTCATGTCAGTATAAAAATCAATGTGTGAGCCATTGCCATGTATCTTATACTTTGTTACGGTTCTGTTTGACTTATCCCTTAAACCCCTCAAATAATTAAAGAGGTTTGTGCTAACCGTATTATTCTCATTAACGTCTATTTCTCTGCCGTCAGCGGGCGCAATGTGCTCATCCGTATATGGTACGGAAGACTGCAAGAACTCCCCAATAAAATGAGAGGATAACGCGTCATTTACTTTGGTATTGATATTATCCGTTGCGGTATCAACATCTTTTTTCATGTCGCTTATTTTTTTGTCAAGGCCAGAAAATTGCGTTGAGTATTCCTGTAATTGTTTCAGTATAGAATCAGCCTTTTCGCCAATATCAATATTGGCTAATCCGTCACCCTTACTGTTCCACCCGATAGCTTTATTAGGTTCAGGCGCGGGGAGTTCAACTTTTACACCTTCCGTTTTTACATAATCAGAAACTTTTAAACACCCGTTTATTTGACTCTGTAGCTGTTGGTCAATCATTGTGCCTCTGTCCAATGCGTCCTCAAGTGTCTTTTCGGGGAAGTAGCCTTCTGTCGGTATCTCTTCCGGCTGTATAATTTCAATGTCCCTTACAGCATACAAGCTGTAGCCCTCATGCGTTTCCGTGAGAGTTATTGTTCCGCCGTCTTCAATACGGTTTATTTCTATTGTGTAGTCTCTATTGAGCACAAGAGGGATAAGTACCTGCGCCTTTTCCGCCAAGTAAACCTTTAAATCCTCTGCCTTGAATATCTTAAACCCAAATTCAAAATCTTTGAGTTTTGCACATTCCTTAATTATGCTGTTATCCGTGCTATATACCGACATTTTTTACTATTCCTCCTCTTTGCTTTTACCTTTAGTCTCAATTGTATAAGGACTTACACCGCTCCATAACTTCAACAAATCCAATGTTTCCCCTTCATCGTAATACTCGGGTGTCTTTTCCCATACGTCATATAGGAACTTGAGCGGTAACCCGCTATAAGGCCCTATTGTGTTTTTAAACAACTTAACCCAAAATTCTGTTAAGTCCTCATCTGTTATGCTGTCCTTATACTGCTTGTTTATAAGTTTTCCCACTTCGCTAAACAGTTTCATGGCGGGTTCTAAAACATTCATACTTAAACCCTCAAAGGCGTCAATGTCTTTTAAATCATCATTGTCAGTCATTGCGCCGTATTCCTTCATGGCTAATGATACCCCTGCCGATATCACCTGTCCCATAAATGCAATTGATGTGAACGGGCCTAATATCATTGCCTTATATTCGTCCTCATCATCCCAAGCGAAACCGTTAGCAACGAACTGTACCAATGAAGGTAATATGAACTGCATTATTACAATTGTCTTTGCTGCAGATTTTATATGTTCCATGTCCTTGAAAATGATAGCGTCTTTTATTGCTCTTACTTCCATACGTAATTGTTTCATCTGGTCAGACATGAACATTACAAAAGCTTTTTGGAACGGGTTGCCCCTTTGCCATGAGCTCATCTGATCTATATGCGCGGATTGTTGGTAGGTATCAACGGCGCGTTCAAACGCTTCCATAGCCTGTGCGCTGTCGCCTGTTCTCTTTAGCGCTTCTCTGTATACAGACCACCCGCCCGCAACAATACTTAATTTATCGCCCATTTGGGTAAAGAAATATAACGAGTTCCTAAAGTCCTTATACCTTGTTATAGCTTGGAACTCTTGGGAGTTAACAATATCCTTAATCTCCATGTTAATATTGTTTTGTCTGTCCTTTAGCAAGTAAGACTCGCTCAATATCTTTGTACACTCGCGCGGATGTCTCAAAAAGTCCGCGACGCCTATTGCAAAATCTTTAGCGGGTATCGCGTCTGCAAATACGCCTATTGCGGTCAGCTGTGTAAAGAATATCTTAGCACGTGCACCGAGCGCAGCTCCCGTGAACATATTACGCATTTTTGTAAAATAACTCATTTCGGGATATGTTGACTGCACCCCGTCATTGGCAATGTCCTTTAATTGCTTGTCTACAATATCCAAGAAGTTCTTACCGTACTTATCCTTTATGATTTCTCTTATTTCGGCATTACCGAAAATGGTGTTAGCGTCCGTTATCACCTTATCCATAGCCATAAAATGTTCACTGTTTGCAATGTGCTCTTGCATTACAGCAATGTCATTTTTCAACATTATCTTTTTGTCGCTGTGTATTCTGTTGCGGAAGTTCCCCGGTATCATGCTCTTTTGGTAAGAGTCCCTGTGTAGCCAATCTGCTGCCTTGTCCCCGCCGTCAATCTCTCTTGATATAGGGGAATAATACTCATTATAAGGCATATCAATACCAAACTTCTCGCGATAGAAGGCGTTTAGTCTGTCGTGATATTGACGGTAGAACTCAAACTCTGCATTTATTAGCTTGATGTCTTCGGGCTCAAGGTTCTCTTCAACGAGTTCCTCTGTTGACTTATCAAGGATTGTAAATCCTTTTTTGATATCCTTATCGTACAGCGTATCAAGCTCATTGCCCGATTTGTAGTTTGGCATTTGTTGTACGTCTTCCTTAAATGTGTAACCGTTATTGTTTTTAAACGATTCTTTAAGTGTAGGATCTTGCATTTCCATATACAGCTTACGCAATTCCGCTTTACTTGCCTGCAACATTACACGTTGCCCGTTTTGGTCTGTATATTCGCCCACGTCGTTTATAACCGTGTCCTTCTTTACCTTCGTATTAAATTCTTTAGTATTCTTACAGCCCAATGCTTCCATTGCCATTTTCGCAAACTTATTGAAACTGTCTGTTTCCCCTTTAATACGCGCCATTTTAGAAGGGAACATGTCAAGCATTGTAGCCAGTTTCCTGTCTTTATCATGTAAACTTGCTATCTGCATGAGCCCGTCCCAACCTTCGCTTATTGTGTTGAAACGTCTAAACGCTTGCTTGATTGTATTCTTAAAACTTTTCTTACGGTTTCCTGTTGGCTCAACAGTTCCTATTATAGATTCTTTAGCGTCTTTGAGTACCTGTTCCTTGTGTTCCTTCTTTGCCTGTTCTCGGAACATTCCCGCTATTTTACCCTCTTCAATGAGCATTTTTATTGCCCTTGCATTTCTCAACAGCTCACTTGATTTTTTGGTTTCCATACCACCAAAGTCAAACAATGTACGCACTCTTGCCGTTTGCTCATCCGTTAGCGGGTTATCACCTGCGCTGTCAAAGATGTTTTCAATCTCTTTGAAGGCTTCGCCCTCTCTCATCTTTGCTGCGCTTGAGATATCGTCAAGAATTTTTTGTATATCGGCGTTATACTTACCCTGCGGGGTTTTACCGCCCTTCTTGGGTTTAGCTCTTTTTAAGAGTTTGTTGATATAATTGGTAAGTTCTTTTTTGTTGTGTTTCTCTTCAAGCTCTGATATTTTTTTAATCAGACCGGGTAGATTTTTCTCAAATCTCTCTTGGCTGTTAAGGTCTCTTATCTTGGTAAGAAAACTTGATTTGTCTTTATCGCTCATATCCGATTTTTTAATCATCTGTATGGCCGTGTTTTGAACGTCTCGGATTTCACGGCGCGCCATTCTTACACCGCGTTTTATCCCCTGCTGCATTGCCTTCAATCTCTTGTTCAATGCGCTCAATTGCGCGTTCTTATAACCGCCCGCGGTCATATCGATTTTGGCTTTATCATCAATGCCTTCGCTCAAGTTTGAACGTTCTTCATTCAGCCCGTATCTCTTATTAGCGAGCTCATCGCTTTCCCCCATGGCACTTTCAACCGTTGCACTATATTTCTGTCTTTGTACCTCAAGGGCTTTATTATTAGCTTGCAAGTCTCTTATTTGTTCATTGTTTTTATTCAATGTAGTTTTCATTTCTGCAACGTCCTTTTCCGTGTCCGTTGCTTTTAGTGCTTTTTGGATTTCTGCATTTTCCTTTTTCAAGTCCTCAATCTTAGCATTGTTCTTGTCTTGTTGTGCTTCAATCTTGCTTCTGTCTTCTCTTGCTTTGTCTTCCTTCTTTTGCGCGTTTTCTATCTGCTTGTCAAGGTCTCTTATATCCTTGTCAAGCTTACGCCCACGCGCTTTTTTTACTTCGTCACTTATTCCTTGCTCACCTTTTGCCTTTTCCTCCTCTATCCAAATATCGTTTAATTCAGATAACTCCTCGGCGGATAGCTTTTGCTTTTTACCCTTTTCTGTGAGCTCCTGCTTACGTGTTTTCTTTATATCCTTTGTTGTCTTGGAGTCTGCGACTTTGCCCATTTCATCCTTAACAAGTCCTTGATAATCCGTCTCATATTGGACTTCATCTTTATAGCTTCTTAGATTCTCTTCATCCTCTTGGGTTCTGTTAGCCTTCTTTTCAAGCTTGCCTATTCTGCCGTTGAGCTCTGATACCTTCTCTTGGCTCTCTTTATATTCTGCCTCAAGCTCCGACATATCCACGGCGGTATCGTATGAAATACCCGCTTTTAGCGTAAAGTTACCGTCGGTGTAAACACCTTTACCCTCAAAATTGTTTTTTAGGTTCTCTTCCATTTCAGCCTTGGTTGCTATTTTGTTTCCGCCCTCTGTGTGCATACTTCCAACATCCGCGTTCATAATATCAAACGGCGTACTGATAGCCCCCATTACAAGCATTGCTGCCGCGGTTGACGGGCCTGTTTTCTTTATGATGTTTACCCAATCCTCTTTTGTTGGTTTTGCACTTTCGACACTGTCCGCTTGCGCAGCTAACAGAGTCATAACGTTACTTGTCACATCCTGTAACATCTCTGTCGTTACCTCTGTGCCCATACGTTTACAATATTCTGTAAGACATTTTTTGATTACACCTTCAACGCCTTTTTTTGCTACAGGGTTATTTTTGATTTGTCCCCATAGCATTTTCGCCGCCACCTTTTTAGCGGCGCCCTTAATCGGCGCGGATAATACCCCGAAACTTCCAGTTTCAAGTAAGGCGTTAGCAATACCGCCCGCAAGGCTCATTTTATACGCGGTATCGTGGCTAATACCCTTTTCGCGTAAATCCATATACAGGTTCCCGCCTTCAATGTCCATGGACTCCTGAAACGTTCCAACAAGCATACCCGTACCAACACCGTCAATAATGCCCTTCACTACACCCGCGCCGTTGCCAATTGCTGCGTTTACCCCAACGGTTGCGGGGACGGTAGCCAAGGAAGCCTTAATCCCTTTTTTCGTACCACCCCAATAAAATGGTATCATCTGCGCTGCTTCGCCGAACATTGCTCTTAACGGGTTTTTCTTAAATTGTGCAAAAGAAAACTCCGGCACTGATGTCATTCCATACTTATTCAATATCTCTGTTTGGCGTCTCTGTACCGCTATTCTCGCGTCTTCAAGGCTCATTTTCCCGCTCGCAACTTCTTTAGCGATTTGTCCTCTATATTCTGTCAGACTGCCCATGTCCTTTTTAACACCGAGTTCATCCCATATACTATTGGCATGTGCGCCCGCGTCATACGGCTTAAGGCTAGGATAATCGGGCTCGGACGCGTTAGAGTATCCGTTCTCGTCCACGGGTTGCAAACTCGCCCAGTCTATATCCTCATCATAGCTTTGCACATTCCCGTTTTCATCCTCACCATATGCTTGCGTTTGGTTTTCAGATGAAGCATTATAGGACGGATCATTATTGTATGTGTCGTCCATTTCGGGTATTGGCTCCGGTTGCTGTTGCGGTTCCGTCACCTGTGCTACGTCTATATTGTCATAATTAAAGTCTTCTGCCATTATTACCTTCCGTACTTAATGATTTGATGTTTTCCATTCGGATACACCTTTACCATGTTTCCATATTTGTCACGCATTACTGCGCCCGTTTTTGGTACATTTCTCAAATATTTGTTGTTCCTCAATCGCTGATTATATATTGCCCTGTTAGCGAGATTTGCTGTTTCGCTTGCAGTAAGTTCTCTGCCCAATCTATTTCTTAGTGCTTCCGTTGACTGTGAGAAGTCAAGTAACATATTCGTTATTGCGTTCTGCTGATTAGCTTTCCCCGCATAGGCACTGTGCCCAAAGTTATAGATTAACAGATACCCTCTGTGTGTAGGATCTTTACCCGATATATCGCCTTGGGGCATACCAAATATATTCTTTTTCATCCCTTTTATATGCTTAACAAGAGGTTGCGCCATTTTGTTATATCTCTGATACTCTTGATTAGTCAAATACCCTTTATTTGCCATGAGCAAGTTTTGAAATTTCAAGATGTCCCTTAGGTTGGCTTCGGGATCAACCTTACCATTTTTAAGTAACCCTTGGAACGCGTTGTTTACGGACTCAAGCGCAGCTTTTCTTTTTGCCTTATACTGATTAGCTGTTAATGTTTTTTGTCCCCTTACACCCGCATTGGTAAGCATTGTTGTAGGGGTTCCGCCAAGTGCCTCGATTTTTTGATTATCTGATACTGCGTCCGATACGCTATACTGCCCATTGGCTGCTTTGATTACCGCGTTTTGCTTTATATCAAAAATCTGATACATATTATCCATGCGTTGCTGTTTCTTTTGGGCATTTATTTTAGCCTCACACATGTTAAGATACTTATGCTTGTCCTCCGGCGTTATATACGCGTCTAGGCTCCCCGCATTTAATACTGCCTTAGCTTGGTTGACATCCCCTCTGTCGATCATGCCCAATACATACGCGGATGATACTTTTCTTTTAGCTTTATCCTTTTCAGTCTTACTTTTTCCGCCATAGACCACGTCCATATATTTACCGAAATTGGTATTATAAGCGTTAGGATCTTTGCCCTTATCGGCTTCAATCCTGTCAACCTCTTCCGCTACCTCGTCAAGGGTTTTATATGTCCGTACGCCCTCTTGTTTATGGGCGCGATAGTTCATTGCGTTTGGGTTGTCTATAAAGTCCATGAAACTCTTAACATTCTTTAGGTCATTTGAATTTCTTACAATGCTACACATCCCGTCAATTGCGGTTTGTATCTTATTGCCCGCGTTTGCTGTGTCCTGTGCAACAGCCCATGAGTGTACTTCGCCTAACTTCCCGCGCAGACTGTTTGTGAGAATACCCGCCATTTTGTCCTTGACATCAACATTATCCTCTTCATTCATTATTTGCTGTATTAGGTCATTACCGCGCAAGCTTATATCATCATATGCTTTGTAGGGCTCATCCGAAAATTGGGCCTTAGCGTTATCAATGATTTTATACATTTCTGATTCTGCATTTATGGTCTTTTGATACGCAGTTAGTGTGTTGTTGATATCATTTAACTTTGTCTCGGCTTCCTGCTGTTGGCGTCTTTTTTCCACATATACATTAGCAAATCCGCGCGCAACTTCATCAGCATTTTGGGCAAGCCCTTGCCATGGTTGCCCCGCGTTTGACTCAAGCCCCGGCATTATGTCTAATGGGCTTGCCAGTTCGCCTTGTACATATTCGTTTACTTTTGCCATGTATTTTTACTCCTTAGAATATTGTTGGTAACGTTCCCTTAATGCCACCGCTTGCGGATGTAGTGCCACCGCTCCCCGGTGTCCACCCTGTCGGTACACCGTCAATAAGATTGCCACCGCTTGACGCGCCTGCGCCTGTTCTTGCATATATACCCGTAGCCATAGTGCCTATTGATGATAAAGCGTTCCCAACTCCGCCGAGAAGTGCGCTCCTGCCACCCCTAAACGCTTGATTAGCCTCCGAGGTATACTTCCATACCTGCGCTTGTCCTTGACGTTTCAAGGCGTCCACTTCCTGCTTGCCCAATTCGTATGTGTTGTATAGCACCTCAAGAGGTGAACCCGCGCTTGTATCCAAACCGTTCTTTGACATTGCCATAACTTGCCTTGCGGCTGCTTGGTCAATCGCTCTTTGTTTTCGCGCGACATTATACTGATTTTCCATTTGGGCTATTTGCGCTTGCTTCATAAGGTTTGTGCCATACTCGCTATATGCTGAACTCTGCCTTATACCCGAGTATAGAGACATCCCCGCAGATAATGCCGTAAATGCTACCATTGCACCTGTCGCCACTATATGCCCCCTTTCGTAACAGCCCATATGCCCATATCGTTACCGAAAGGATCATACTTTTTGAGTACTGCTTCCTTTGTGAACCCGCAGAACTTATTGAACCTGTTATGTGTCTCATCATCCAATGAGCGCAATTGTACACGATTGTAGCTATTAAACATACCGGATTTAAGTATTTTTCTAACACATCGCGCGAAGGCGTGCGGATATTCCTTGAGATATATTGAAGGTAAGACAAACACCTCGCATACCCCGTTCCACATGTCAACATATCCCGCAATAGCGATAATCCTGCCGTCACATAGCATTGTTAACGCTCTGTTTTGCTCTTGCCATATCTTTATCGCCATTTGGAAGTATGGCATGTTTAGACACGTGTCCATTTCATACTGCCTTATGTTCATACATTCGATATGTTCTGCCTTAAAAGGTATAGTCTTAATCATCAACTACCTCCAAATAGATGTCTAAGGATTGCACAGTGCATGGGAACGGTGACTCTTGCACCACGTAACAATGCTTGTGCCGTTCTGTCCTATCGTCAAATACTTTGTCTTTTGGGCCATTGTATAACGGCGCCGGTCTGTTTAATCTGCTATTTACTCCTCTAAAATCTAACTTAGAGAGATTATAAAGATTTGTGCCAAACTTAGCACCTATTGAGTTCATGAACTCAAACACAACCTTATAAACATTTTTAGCTTTATTCTGCGCGCTTCCTGTTTGCCCGCCGATATTAAGATTTGTTGTCTTTATAAGTCCCCTGTAACCGAACCCGATGTGTACAACGTCCGCTTGAGCCTCAAGGGTAACAGCACCGTTTTTTACTGTCTGCTCCGCCAATAAAGCGCCGTCAGCAACTATTTTTACTGTTTCCCCTTCAAGATGTTCAAGCCCTTGAATATGGTTTGTTGTTAGTGTCCATTTACCCGGTCTTAATTCTGTTGTGTCAAACTTCTTTAACAGCTTACAAATAACTGTCTTTTCATCCTCATACTTCACAATGAGCATACGTCCGCTACCTTTACCGCTTTCATGAACGCGCCATATTTGGCGGTTAATGTCACCTGCGCTAAAGATAGCCTTATCGGATATTACCTTTAATAATCGTGTACCATATTCTGATATTGCGAGTGTTGCTTCCTCGTTCTCGCCAAGTTCCGAGCCGTCATACGTTAGGCAAGAATCTAGATGTATTTCGAGTTTCTGTCGTTCAAATAAGTCATTGTAATAACGCTCACTGTCCACGTTTTTATCGCCTGTGAAAAAATCCTCTTTTGTCAAAAAGTTCTCGTAGTCCGCAAAATATTCAACATACCTTCTTAACTTACCGTTTATTGCTCTCTCGATAATTAACCAGGCTTGGTCAAAATCAGTCTTACGTGGCATTATTCCCACGCTCAAGACTTTTGCATTGGTACCGCCTATATACGTTCTGTGCCAAGCTGCAACGTCTTCCGTTTCGTGATAAGTCAAACCGATTAAATTGCCGTTTTTCTTTGTTATCCAAAGCACATCAGGTCTTCCCGTCTGCAAGGCTATCTGTGTACATCCGCCGATAGTTATTGTTTCTGATACTAGGTTTTTATCTACAGACTTGTAGGAGTCATACACAAGGTCATATTCAAGACATCTGAATATAAGCGCGCCTTTTTGCAAATAGAACAATTGGTTGCCTCTTGGAATAGGCTTAACCCCCGCGCAACCGTAAGAGTCAATCGGTCTTACGACGGGTAATGTTTCTGCACTGAACGCACTATCGTAACCGTCCGAGCTTGTTATCCTCAATAATCCGCTTTCCGTACCGACAACGAAATAACGGTTATTAACCGCAAGCCACTTTACAATTACCACTTTCCCGTCAGAAGGCGCAATATACAACTTTATGGCGTCATTAGCCAATGAGCCCGTTGTAAAATCATCATAGCGCATGTCACCCGTTTGGGCGTCGGGCCCGCGACTCATAAGAATCAAGTCCGGCTCATCCTTAAATTTCGCATATACTACCCTGCCGTTACCGTCAAAGGCTACTGCTCCGGGATAATGCCCTTTTTTATTCATGTAGTCATTTGTACGGGTGAACGTCTTAAATGTCCACGCTGTGTGTGATGTTCTCGTTAGCTTGCGCGGTTCATAATCGGGATGTACCATTATCATGGTATCCGTGTTTTGGGTATATTGGATTTCGTTCAAATATTCCAATATCTCACTATCCGTCTTATCCTTTACATCCGTGTATGGGTTTTGTATTTCGACAACTCTTTGTAGTGTTCCGCCCTCGACATACTCAAGCCCCTCCGTATTTATCCCGTTGCCGTCATTGTCGTAGAGTTCAAATGTATTAGCCGATAACTTCTTAACTATATACGATTTACCGTTTACAGCCTTCATACTGCCCTTGACGCCATATATAAAAATCTCATTGCCGTCAACTAAGTTATGTCCTTCTAGTGTTACAACCGCTGTAGGTGACGCGGATATCCTAGAGATTGTGCCTTTTATGTCTTCACAGATAACGCCGTTATCCTTATAGAATCTAAACCAACCCGCAGTAACCTCAATCAAATATGACTGCTCATCCGAAAATTGAAATGGTATAAACCTCGCGGGATTATTGCGCCTTGTAGTATTGCAAAACACTGTACCTGTGCGATATTTTATTGGGCCAACCGTCTCGGGTAAAAAATTCTCAATACGCTCACAACCGTTGGCATATACCTTTATGTCACTTCTTGCGCTTACGGATTGGCTCAATTCCCCGCCTGCAAAATTCCTTTTTGTGTCATTAACTAAAGGCATTATTCATCCTCCGATACAAATTTAACGGGGCGTTTCATAAAATCATAGTCATGCCTATAACCGTGTCTTGCACGTCTGTAACGTGAATACTGAATACGCTTAGGCGGTTGCTCCTGTCCGTCAATAGACACAATTTTGGCCTCCTCTGCCTCAATCATCTTATACAAACGTTCAACATTTGTCTGCTTGTTAGTAAAGCGATAAGCCATATTAACAGCAAGATACAGCGACAACAGATAACTAAAGTTTGAGTCAAATGCTGTAACATCCTTTATAAACCTGATATATTCAAGGTGTATCGAGTTATTACTGCTATCATCCGTTTTACACCCGTTTAAAAAGATGTACCCACCCGCAAGCTTATAATCAATCAACTGTAAGGCTTTTTGTCCGTTTAGACCTATTAAACGTATAAAGTCCTGCGGTAGCTTATACGCGCGTTCATAGCCATAAAACTTAGTTTTCAAATCTTGCGGTAGCTCCGTATCCCATACCGCAAAATTCCACATGTAACGACGAAGCAGAAATTTTAGCGTGTCGGGATACCACCTCGCGCAAATTTTCTCATTATCCGTTGTAGGTGTCTCAATATTACCTATATCCGCCTCTTGTCCTAAAAGGTCAAGGGCTTTGTTACATATGTCAATAGGGCTCTTTGCCATTTTTTTTTAAACCTTTATTCAAAAATCAGCGCGCACCTTTTTAGGGGTACACGCCGATTCTTTTTGTATATAATCAATTACGAAGGGAGTGCCCGTTTATCCTTGTACAAATGTAGCTTTGAAAACTGCTGTACCTTCCGCGGTTGCTGCCGCATTAGCTGTTACACAAATGTCGTAGCCTGTAGCTCTGTTGCTTCTTTTGTCACCCGCAAGGTTCCAGATTTCTTTGCCTACATTTTCAAGGGTTAGGGATTTTAAACCGTTTAACGGTTTCTCAACCCCTGCTGCCTCTGCTAACGATAACCCGTCCGCAAATACTTTTGCATTTAAAGCTTTACCGCCGATACCCTCTTCATAGATACCAATGTCGCATGAACTTGCACCCGCAACACCCTCGGTTAATACTTCAAGGCTAACAGGTATCATATCCGCGCCGACCTTAAAAAGTCTGTACACAGCACCCGCACCGTGGTCAGGTGATAATGTAAGCTTTTCAATAGCAGTAACGGTTTTATTACCTGTTATATTTACAGACTCCGCGGATTTGTCCGCGAGTAAGTTTTCATTAGCAAAATTATCGTATTTATCAGCCATTTTATAGTCTCCTATACTGTTGCCGTTGTGTTAACTTTTTGAACTAAACAACCCTCTGTACGAACAGCACCCATTTCAACGATCATTTGAATTTGATCTGTTTCGTAATAATCAGGTCTATTGTCAACGGACAATTTCGGTGTAAGAGATATTCCGACTACAATACCTCTCGTTGACGCTGCTACACATTCTCTGACACCCGCGTCAGTTACATGTAACATCGGTTTTGTTTTCCCTCTTGCCTTGCCTGCATACTTGATGATATCAAAGCCTACAGCTTGCGTGATTTCGCCTCTGTCAACAACATATTGTTTTGAGAAGTCACCACTAATAAGCTTAGTTTCGTTCATCATGTCAGTATGCTCATCACCTGCAACGGTTAAGAAGAATTTTTCCGGCATGTCGTTACCAACATCCGCGTCAATAAAGTTTTGCTTGATTTCGAGCAATTTTTCATATGTCAGACCGGCTGTAGCGTCAACGGTTAATACTCCGTCCTCTACTGCTGTGAGTTTATTTTCAAACTCACGACCTGTCCATACATCCGCGAAGGCTGCCTCTAAAACAAGACGGTCAAACCTTCTTTCAATACCCATAACAATTGCGCGGGCATATCTTGAGTGCGGATCTGTTAACATGCCCCTAATGTCAGATTGATCTGTAGGGATAGTTACCTCAAACCTTCTGCGAGAAATTTTACGTCTGTAGTGTTCAATATCCGTAAATTGTACAGGTTGAATACGTCCGATAATTTCTCTTGCTTCTACAGTACCGATACCGTCATATGTAGCCTTATCGCCTTTAATCGGGATTGTCTCAACATAAGGACGCAAACGCGCCTTAATCTGTTGGGATTGCTGATGACAGATATCAGTAAATTGCGTAATTAACGCTTCATCTACTTTACCCATTTTGTAAATCTCCGTTTTATGTTCGACAATTTCTCGATTGCGCTACCCGTACACGGACGCTATCTGTGAATTAGGGCTCATTACACCCGATACTGTTAGTATCATCATAAAGACCTTTAAGGCTACCTTTATAACTTCATTATTTACTTTTTTTCGGATTACGTCAAGTGTTTACAAAGTTTTTTTGAGTTCCCTTGATTACCCTTTATAACCCTAAAAAAAGGGCGAGAGGGCTAGTCCCGCCCGTCCGTCTTAAATGTTTAATGAAAACGCTCAATACTACTTCTTTAAAGAAGCATATAACTCATTAACTTTTTGCTTTTGGGCCTCGTAGTTTCGGTCAAACTGATCCATGCTTGTCAGTTTGGCAAGCTCTTTTTGCGCTTCCGCTCTTACATCTTCCACGCTTTCGCCTGCTTTTCCACCTTTCAAAGCGTCTAAATCGTCCTGTGAGATATATTTATCCGATACACCTTTTAGGACACTTGCCATAATGGTAAGGTTTTTGTTATCCATATTGTTCAACTCGTTTTTTAGGTTTGGCGGTGTAAACTCTTGAAGCAAGGATTTTGCCACGTTTAGAACGTTTTCCCTGTCGTTGCCCCATGTCTCTTTTGTTATTGCGTCAAATTCTTGATCGGACAATTGCTGTTGCTTTTGAGCCTCCGCGGATTTTGCCAATAAGTCCTTATTCATCTCAAGCATTATGCTGTCATACTGTTTATTCAATATCTTTGCCTGTTGCGGTGATAATCCCGCGTCATAAAACATCTGTTTAATTTTGCCTTTGACCTCATCATTATGGACAGCCCTTATGCTATCGGGTAGGTCGGAGTCGTCTATAGTATAATCATCAACAGACTTTACACCTATTTTATCCCTGTAGCTTTTCCAATCATCCTCCGTCGCATTTTCACCGGGGATAAAAGCTTTTTTACCGATAAGCGATTCCATGTTATCAATTTTCCTAAACATACTTTCAGGCGTTGTCAATTCTTGCATGAAGCCCTTATCCGCGTAGTCCTTACCATAGGTAGCCTTAAAGCTGTCAAAGTCAAAAGTGCCATTGTTGCCATTATCCGTTGAAGGCGTGCCCGCGTCCGCTCCTGCTCCGCTATCGCCTAGGTTTCCGCCTGCCGTGGTTCCGTCGGGTTCCGCAAAATAGCACATCCCAAGTCTTTTTCTAAACATCATTTTCCTCCTTAAATTCAATAGCCCTCAATACATCAGAGTCAAAATAAGACCTTAGCGCGTAATATACATCTTTTCTTGCCTCATTATATACAACGCCCACTTGGTTTATCTCTTGTGTTTCGGGGTTCAGTACCATACTTGTCTTTCCGTATCCGCTATAGTTCTTAATCCAACGTAAAAGCTTTTTACCTTCCGTTGTTCTGCCTACCACGTTTACACATCTGCTCAATTCAAGCTTTTGCTTTCTTATTGCTTCCTCTTGCTTCTTTGCCTCTTTTCTATCCAACTAAAGCCTCCTTTGGTTGCATAGCGTTCATCTGTGCAACGTTTCTGCCGATTTCGCTTTGCTGTCTTGCCTGTTCTATTTTGGCTGCGTCTTCCTGCTGTTGTGCGCGAGCGTCTCTTATGGCTTTGATTGTTTTGCTATCCTGCAACAATTCTTTTGGCGCTCCGCTCAATACCGCAATTCTCTCTATCAACTTGTCAAAATCTATGTCATCAAGTATTTCGGGTTTAATAGGTGCTACCTGTACAGCAAAGTTAGCCGTTTCCATAATCCCGCGCAATTCCTCTGATTGCATTGTACGCTTAGCGGGTGACAAATAGTTAATCTCATAGATATCATCTCCGCGAGTTATTCTGTTTACTATCTCATCAGGAATATAAACAGGGCTAATCCCGCGCGCTATCTGTTGTTGTTCCAACTTACTGCCCCTTATAACGCCCAAATGCCCACGTTTCAAAAGGATATTAAATGTCCTCTCTATCATTGGCGTAATAACCTCGTTTTCCTGTCTCGCATAGAACGCGCCAAGGCTTTGCCCTCTTAGCGCATTTCTTAACTGCGCCTCACCCAATGTCATACGCGTTTCATTGTTGAAGTCCAATAACCTGTCAAGGTAAAAGTGATTGTTAATATCCTCCTTTAGTGTATCCAAGTATGTATAGGAACTATTGAGCTCCCCAACTGTATAAAGCGGCTCTATTGGTTTACCCGCGTTCAGTCTGCCCGTTACAGAGAAAACGTTGATCGCGCCTGCGCTTGTATCGATTGAGCCTGCGCCAAGTGCGCCGTCGTCATAAACTCCTATTGGCGGATCAAGTAACTTTTCTGTAGCGATTGAGATTGCCTCACGTACTGCGTTAATTTCAAGTATATCAGCCATGGCGACCATAGCGGGTGAACGTCCGTATATCTCACCCGGTACCTTAGAGAATCTGCCCATAAATACGGGCATTTCCTCAAGTCCGCTTTCCTTTACTATCTTGCGTGTTGCCTTCTCAAGATGTATGGACGCTATCGGCATATCTTTTGCGCCCTTCTTACTTCTGTCCCGGTCAATTCTTGGTTCAATGACATGTAAAAATGCAACTTTATTTTCGAGTTCGCCTTTATCATACAAGTCCCTTACTGTCTTTGACAAATTGTCATACCCATAGACTTTAACCGCGTTTCTAACAGACATTTTGATTTCAGAGAATATTGTATCTATATTACCGTCGGGGCCCTCGTCAATATACCTGCCGTTTATACCCCAAGCCTCATATCTTACAGGTATTGTGTCGTCGTCCTCTTTTTCCTTTACATATATCCCGCTTGTAGCAAATGAGCCCTGATCCAACATGTATTCATCAAGTGCTGTTTGCAACCCTGCTTTTGTGTTATCCATTACCGCATACATTCTTTGGTTTACATAGCTAAAATAATCTTTGACTCCCTTGTTATCGTCTGTGTCCCAAGTGTGATTAAGTGAAAAGGTGCGCGGGCCGTTGGGCCATATGTTGTTAACCATAACATTTGCCATAATGCCGTTAGCACGTTGCGCGGTGTTGTCATAAATATCTTCATCCGCAAAGATACCGGAATTAGGGACGCTCGCCTCTGTTGCATATTTTCTGTTATACACATATTCACTAATCAATGTATACAGAGATTTTAGGCTTGCTTTGTTCTGCTGCATTTTCTTATATCTCATGAAAATATTATCAATTCGTTTGTTTGCCATTTCTTTAAAGTCCTTTTATGTTGCAAGTAACTGACGTCTACCGACAGAGGCGTTTCCCAGTACACCCTGTGAGCCGTTATCCATATAGAGTGCTTGTGAACGTGTGCGCGCGTTCTTATTGCCCTCACTGTCCGTGGTTGCCGTGTCGCTCGAGCCACCCGACAAAAGCATACTTCTTGCTGCGCTCTGCTTGCCTATTGATTTACCAATGCCATACGCAGCTGCCGCCGTTCCGCCGACAACCGCCGCGGTTGCTCCTACTCCTATCGCCGTTGCAGCTGCTCCGCTCACTGTTGCGCCAACGGCTCCCGCTATCGCGGTACCTATTGTTGTCATGACTGCCATATTGAAACCTCCTCTTGTTTTCTCATTCGACTGCTCCGGTGCCTTGTTCTGTTAAGAGTTTTTAAAGGCCCCTTATGCTCTGTTTCAACTTTTTTAAACCTATCCTTAGCACGTGTGCCCGCCTTCCTCACGGGGTATGCAAACGTCATAATTGCGCAGTCAAACAATGTAGGTGAACGCTTGATTTTACTGCGTATTTCATCCTTTGACACAAGCTTAATTTTCCCGTTTGAAGTCTCTACCTCATGCGGGATACAAACAGTATCGGTATAGAAGTTATCATCATCAGGAACAGACTTATTGCCTTCCTCAATCCATTCCTTGTATGCCCAAGCCATTTCAGCCCTTTTATTTAAGAATCTGTCGGGCTCAAGTGCGCCTTCGGAAAAATCAACCGTTCTTACAATGTCCTTATAGCCAAGCTCCCATAATCGCCTTGCTATTTGGTAGCCGTAACCGTTGTCAATAAACATCACGTCAACCTGCATTTTATCAATCAAGTTAGCGCATATACCCGCAAACCTCATAGGATCCATTTCACCATTATAAACCTTATACCCTGGAATAACATCACCTCTGCGGAACATAATGCCCGCAGCGTCCCCGTCCATACCGCTTGAGCCTTTAGGATCAACAGACATAATGAGCGGACATTGCGGATTCATAGCTAATCTGTTCTTACGCGCAGACATCACCTTTTCGGGATTTATCAACGGATCGCCTGATGTTTGGAAGCACTCATCCAAGTTAGCGGGATATTCCTGCTTAAACTTCCATTCGGATTTTAGCGTTTCAATCTTTTTACGGCGCCAATAAATTTGTTCATCATCCAAGTTATAGAGTTCTTTATATTCTTGCTCATCCGGCGTGATTGCAAAATCCTCCGGCAATTGTCTTCGATACTCGGACATAACAAACCACGGTATAAACTCAAGCTCATAATCACCTATCCCCTTTACCGCGTCCATACATGCGCGATAAAACCAATTGCCAACGCCATTACCTGTTGACTCTACTATAATCTCTGTTTCGGGCTCATCAGATACAGCCTGTAAAATCCCTGTGTCTAAGTCGTCTGTGTTCTCGAAAAACGCTGCCTCTGACAGGTGCAATTGCTGTATTGTAAAACCTCTGCCAACGTCACCGCTCCCCGCTGTTCCGACAGCGTATTCGCTACCGTTCTCGAAAATCAATTGTCTCGAGTTATCAACAACAATTTTCGGACGGACAGCGGGCGGACAGTTCTCATGAAACCGCGCAGCCATGTCGAACAGTTTATCAGTTGTTTTAGCTTGGTGCGATAGGATAAATGTCATTCTATTGGGCTTGCGGTTGTTCTTATGATAAAACCTGCCCGCCGTGTAGGTTGAGACTCCGCCCTGTCTCGCTTTTGGAACTAAGAGGCGCACACGCCCCGTTCTTTTCAACATATCCTCACAATGTCTGTGTATTCTTTTCTGTGCTTCGTTCAGCTCAAAGGGCACAAGCTTACCCGCCTTATTCAAGACTTTAAGGCAATTGCGAGCAAAGAACGCAAAATCATCTGTTAAGCGTTCATTTAGTCTTATTGCCGTTTGGCTCAATTCAGCCATTTAGATTGTCTCCTTGTTGCTTTGCGAGTTGTTCAAGAAATTCAGAATAACTCATTGACATTGTTGTGCTTTCGATACTCTGCTTTGGCTTGCCTAATACTCTGTCAAGTATGATATTAACTGCTTTTAGGTTCCCATTCGCTGCCTGCTGTGCAACCTTCATCCACATAACTTCGGCATTAGTCATCCCCTCATACTTTGGATCTATCACATAGGTTCCTGTGTCGGGATTAAACTCACCCTCATATGGCATTGACATTGCTGTTGTTGCAAGTTGCTTAACGGTAGCGGGATTTATACACTGTATATATGGCTCCGGCATACCGTTAACCCAGCGTATAGCGGATGTTTTTATTGGCTTATTGCTGCTTTCCGCCATTCTGTGCCTCGCCTAATAACGCGTCAACATCAGGGCCGTTAGGTGTGTTTTCGGTTCCTTCGTTGCCTTCGGTTCCTTCGTTGCCTTCGGTTCCTTCGTTGCCCGTTGGGACGTTATTAAGGTCATTAAGCTGCTTATCAAATTCATACTTTTGCAAGTCCACTGCATAAACTTCTTTGAACTTATTAGGCTCATTTTCAGCAAGGATGATGATGTTACGTAATGCAGTTATATTGCCTTCATAAATATCCGCGTTTATGTCTAACTCATTTTTCTTAATGTAGGACTTCAATTGGTTTGTGTTCATAGTCGCAACTTTATGCGTGTTAACTTCCGTACCCGTCATATCCTCAACGTTCGTGACTGTGTAAGTTCTTACTGATTTAAAATCAGGATACTTAGCTTTCATCATTTTATAGATACTGTCTTGGTATGTGCCTCTTAAACTTGTTTTAAAGATTGATAAAGCATTTGGGTATATCTTAGGGAAAACAACCTTTAATTTGTAGTCCTTTATTTGTTCCGCTTTAACTTCACTTCCTGTGTAATACTCACCCTCAAAGGTATATTTTACCCCTGCCTTTTTAGCCATAAAATTTACTCCTTTTCATTTACGGGATTTTAGCCCGCTTGTGTTCGACAATTACTTATTTTCATTATTTAATTTTTTTAGGATTTTTGCAACCTTTTTTAAAGTTTCTTTGAGTAACGTTGATAACCATTGATTACCCTCATATGATATTTTTTTATTTTTGGATTTTTATTTTTTTTAGGCTATGGGGCTGTTGTGCTAAAATCCTTGTGTATTTAAAAAAGAGGGGTGTCCCCTCCCGTTGAGAGGCGCGGGGGTCTCGGGGTTGCTATGGGGTAAAAATAAAGGGGGTACCCCTGCAATAAAGCATTTTTTATCTCACCTTTGAGCCTTAGAGCCTGCATGCATTTGTATGCATAACCATAAAACAGCGCAAAACCATGCGCCCGTTGACTCACAAGGCAATTAGGCGCATGAGCATTACAACATCATGCGCGCATTATTGTATCTTATAGCGTACATTTATGCGCTTGCGCCAATACATGCAAAACCGCCGAAACCCTTGCGCCCATTGTGTTACCAGTCTTATATCTATCCGATACATACCTATAATAATAATTATGTACAACACTCAAACACGCATAAATATTACATTACAGACGATAACACAAAAAGGGCAATGACTCAATGGAGCAAATCGGCTCAAAGCACATCCAAAAATCACAAATCAAACACCATAAAAAATATCTTACCCA